CATAAAAACTCCTTTAAATCTTACGTTTTAAAAGCGATAACTTAGCCAAAGCGACCTTTTCCTTTACAGCCAAACGCTCTAAAGTGTTATCTTCAAATCGAGACCTACCATCTTGGTCTCTCTTAAATTGTATCTCATCAAAATCCTCTGGAAACAATTTTTTAAACTTGCCATCATAAAAACGTGGTGGTCGGCACTTCTTGCCACGCACCACAACGAAATCCGACGGATATACGTCGGAAATGTACTTATCAAACCAAGCCTGACCAATACCCGGCTTAAGAGACATCTTGTTAAACTCAGGTTCGCGATGAATTAACTCACCAGTCTCAATATCACAATATTCATAATGTTGCATAGGATCAATAAATTGACCATCTTCGGTTAAACGGGGTTTACCGTTAACCTTTTTCATAATATATCTCGCAACATAAGCAGCAGACTCAAAATTGACATCACCAATAGAAGAATAGCCATACGGCCAAAGTTCTTCAAGTATTTTTGACGTATATATGTTAGACCCAGTCTGCGTTCTTTGGAAAAATTTCTTATCTTCAAAATCAAGCCCAAAGATACAAGCATGGAAATGAGGCCTATCACGAAGTTCACCATATTCACCTGCCATATAAAATCGAATCGGATTAAGAAGCTTACGCTTACCTTCCTCATCTAAACCGTAAACATTACGAAATTCATAATGTTTCCTAAGTCTTTTCATGAACAACTGAAAATGTTCATAATTCAAAGACAAATCCTTAGCTTCCGTAATAAATTCCGGAGCATAAGTAAGAGTAATAAAACAATTACTCGCATGCATTTGTGCCTCATGCATGCATCTGACCGCCCACTGACGTGAGCGTTCAAGGCGACAACCAACACACTGTCCACAAGGCAACGACAAAGTGCGGATTACATCCGCACCCGGTATTTCACGCCAAATTATAGATTTGTCAGCGCATTGATAAGCCGTTAACGGCTTATAACACGCCATAAATTACAACCTAAAACCACCACGTTGTGGAGAAGTGCGCATATTCAAAGCCTTCGTATGGCTAACGCCATGGCGAAACTTCTTTGCAGCCTTATGCTTATTCATTGGTTTTCTATGTAGCATTTTCATCGTAGCACTCCGTAGTAAAAGTTAAGTATTGGTGTCACCTAGCACAGTTACATCAAGTAAGTAACTGTGCTTCCGACTTACGCCGGATCCTTCGGTTGTTCAACCGCCGTTGGTGATACCACTTTAGCAGTGTATTCACCATTAATCAATCCAAGCTCAACCGCTTCATTGCGGTTGGCTTCATCCATAAGAAAATTAACCAATTGATAAGGGTCGTGATCAAACTTAGCACGAACCTTGGCCGGCAAAGTCATAAATTGCTCCTTAGTAGCGTTAATTTTATTCAAAGCAGTGTGGTAGTCACCCACACTTGAAAAGTCGCCGTAAGACGGCTCAAATTGCGTTACAGGCACTCGGCCAGTAACACCAAAACGCTCAACAATAACATTGATATCACATTCATCCTTCATGTGTTGTTGGGCTTTGCTTAAATCTTCGCATTTAAGCCCAGTTTCATTAGAAACTTCTTCCATATCGTAATTATAAGGATTACGAACAAATACCTTGCGTGTCATTATTTACCTTTCTGCACTCTCATAACGTTAGGCATGGCAGAAGTGCCACGCAAAAGCCCTAAACCTTCAAATATAGTACGTAATGACTCCTGAATAGGATGCATATACTTAGAAATATTAGGATTCTCCTTAATAAATTCTTCACGAGGTTCATTAAGTTTACGCTCTTGCGTTAAATTCTTAATAACCTCCATCAACTGAGAAGCACTAGCACCATGCTGACCAGCACGAGCCTCAAGCTCAGAGACATTAGCAGCATTAAGCGTAGGAAACAAACGCTTATTCTCAGTATCCTGATTAATATTATCAGTCTCTGCCTTTAACTTTTCAGCAGAGGCAGCATTAACAACAGTAGTAGAACGAGCAACTTCAGCCTGCTCACGAGCAGCTTCAGCTTGAGCAGACCTTAAACTGGTCTGACCAATTTGAGGTGTCTCAATAGAAGAACCAGAAGCACCAGCACTACCAGCACTTCCCGATGGAGTGCCTGCAGTACCTTTAGAATATGCAAGCATAGGACTTAAACCAGCAGCATTCAAATCACTAACCATCCGCTGATAAGCGGTGTTAGACATTTTCTCTTGCCACGCACGATTAGTATCAGCTTGTTGCCAATTACCACTAGCTATATCAGCTTGTAAACCACGATTTTGTTCTGCATTCCAAATAGAAATAGCAGGGCTAATAAAATCCATAGGACTACCGCCATCAAATAAACCCATACTAACGCCCTCCGGTTGTTGAATCCCCCTTATTCAGGGGGATTATTAATTAAAAATGATCAATTAAACCAGGAACACTATACATAGGCATAGGTCTAGCCATCTTACAATCAAAAAACGCATCTAATAAAAACTGCTGACCGTTAGCAGCAGATCCAACCGCAGTAGTACGATCAACAGGAGGAGTCTCCTGAATAAAAGTAGAATTCAAAGTAGGAAGAGATGTAAATTTCTGAGCATAATGCCAAGCATCAATAGTCCCAGAAGAAGTAGACTTAAACAAACCAGTAATCTGACTTGGCTTATAACGATACTCAGCCCAACGTTCTTGATAACCAAAAACATCATCATCAGTAGATGTACCAGTAACATAAATTTCCTTGTTCAAAACAGCTTGCTCACCCAAATGAGCAAAAACAGGGAAATAAAAATCATAACGTGTCTCACGAGACCACATCTTAGACAAACCTTGCTGATAAGTTAAATCAGCACGTACGTTTACGATCCCGATAATATAGCCATGTTCTTGAGCATGGTACGTAAAACCATGTCCACTAGCAAGCGCAGTACCCATTGCAGCGAGGTTACCAAGCGGAGTAGCACCACCAGAAATCGAAGTTGCACTCGTCTGAGCAATAGGATTAATGTTGACATAAGTAGAACCTCCACCAATATATTCAGGACGTTGTAAACGATAATCTTGAGGTGTAACACCAAAATGAGCACGTAACAATTCTGTATAACGTGTACCACCACGAGCATCACGCTCTAATAATCGCTGGATTTGGAAAGACTGACGCAACTGATTGATAGTTGCAGAAGTAGCTTCTGACAAATCAGCATATAAGCCTTTAGTTGGAGAACTAGTAGCATTTGTCATTTGTAAATAAGTACTTGTAGTGTTTAAATTCTTTAAAACACCATCTCCGTTAAGTACTTGTACATCCTCACCGTTTAGTGCAGCGGTTCGAATAGGGGCTGAGGAGCCCAAAGGAAGAGTAACGGCTTCACCTTTTTGAGGCCAAGGCAAAGCACCAGTAAAGTAATCTTTACGCTTACCACGACGTACCATTGAGTAATCGGTAACATCATCACCAGAATCACCAGTATTAACAATCAAAGAATCTTGTAAATTCTCATCTCTAAACCACTCGTTATATATTAAATTAAATGCACGTAAAGGAAGTGCATTATGAGTAACAGTATTAGAACCAGTAATCTGACCAGCAGTGGGTAAACCGAAATGATCATAAATAGAACCAACTGCATAACCACCTGCAGGTGATGTTATTTGAGGAATAACATAAGAAATAGAATCGCCGGGATTATTCTGTTCACCCATGAACTTAACCCAATTTGACCAAGTCAAGCGATTAGGAACAAAAAAGAAAAAAGTATCTAAATGGAGATTATCCATTACAGGAAACAATGGCGTAGCCAAACGAGCAAACAACGTAGCTTTTACGTTGTGCATATCACCCGGAAGCACCTCATCACAATAAATAGGTACTAAATAACCACTATCAAAAGTAGTCTTATGTACATATTGAGTATCAAAACTAGAGCGGGGTATATCCGCCTTAGGAACCATAGCAAACGAATGCGAACTAACTGACTTATTGCGGTGCATATTATCTCCCGGAGAAATTCCGATCTATTTGTTACCAAATAGACCGGTTAAATAAAAACAAATTAGACTTCTTCTCGAATCATTACATCTTTAGCACGAGAAATCAACTTAGGGGAAGCGAGTAAATCCATACCACCTGAATTGTCATCAAAAGTGCCAATATAAAACAACTGAAAATCATCAGGATGCTTAAACAACTGATTATCTTCGTGTGCGCGATTTACTTCGTCTTGAAATTGACGAATAGCGACACCTTCAGAAGCAACAAAAGCAGGGCGACCATAAGCGCCAGCTGCCGTATCAAGAATAGAAACAATAACCATCTTCATAAAAACTCCTTTAAATCTTACGTTTTAAAAGCGATAACTTAGCCAAAGCG